GCTTTACCAAGAAGGCCGGCCACGTCGTTTCAATGGCGGGCGGGGCGGTTGCGGGCGGAAGCTTCACAGTAGTAGAGAATCACGGGACCCAGAACTACACGACGTCCATGTCCGGCGGGGCCGTTGCCGGTGGAAGTTTTACCAAGGTTGCCGGCCATGTTGTAAAGATGGCAGGCGCGGTTGCGGGGGGGAGTTTCACCGAGGCGGCAACATCGGTCGGATGGACCATAAATGCAGGGGTGACGCACCAGACGATTGACGGGTTCGGCGCGTCCTGTGCCGATTTTGTGTCTCCTCTTACAACTCAGTTGGCCGATTTTTTCTTTACGGGTTCGGGCATAGGACTTTCTATCCTTCGCACGCAGATCATGCCCGATCTTGCTTCCTGCCAGGCGTGGAGGACGAGTGAAAGCCAGCCCGCGAGTGAGTGCATCACGGTCGCCTCGGGTGCAACAGCTATGACGGGAGAGCCGCTGGTGGCTCAACAAGCCGCCGCGCGCGGTGTGACGACGATCTTTGCGTCGAGTTGGAGCCCTCCAGGTTCCATGAAGGCCAACGGGTCGTTTTACAATGGCGGAAGCTTCATCGGGAACTCCACCAACTATACCAACTATGCGGCGGATTTGGCGTCCTATCCGGCGTTCATGGCGGGATACGGCATCACGATCACTGCGATCAGCCCGCAAAACGAGCCGGATGCGTCAGAGGGCTACCCTTCGGCAACCTGGACGGCACAGCAGTTTCATGACTTCATCCCCTATCTTTATTCGGCGATCGCATCTTCGGGCTACACTCCTGAGATCATGTTTCCGGAAAACTCGTCATGGTCGAGCACCTATGACGGATTTGCCGCGACAACGATGAACGACGGATCGGTTTCGCCCGATGTGGGGATCATGGCGCAACACGGTTATTCCGGGGATGGCGATATCGTTTCCGCCACTAATTACGGCAAGCACGTCTGGGTGACCGAGGATTCCAACCAGAGCGGATCGAGCAGCTACAACGGCAGCATGAGCGATGCGCTTACCTGCGCGCAAATCATTCACAATTACCTCGCGGTTGCCAACGTCAACGCTTATGTCTGGTGGTTTCTGACTGATATGGTGGGGAACGGCAACGGGACCGACAATGCGGCTTTAACCGACATAAACGGAAACATTCCATTACGGGCCTATGCAACGGGAAACTGGAGCAAGTTCGTGCGCCCGGGCTGGACCCGGATAGATGTTACCGGAGGAACGGGCAGCCAAGCGGTAAGCGCGTTCAAATCCTCCGGAGGCGATTTCGCGATTGTGGCGGTGAACTCGGGTTCTGCGGCCGGCACAACCTTTTCACTATCCGGGGGGCTCAGCGCGGCAAGCGTAACTCCCTATGTTACGTCTGCGACCCAATCCCTTGCTCCTCAAACGCCCGTAACGGTATCTTCGAATTCATTTTCCTATACGCTCCCGGCTGCCAGTGTCACCACGTTTTATTACGGGGAGGTCAACTACACCGTCAGTATGTCCGGCGGCGCCGTCGCGGGGGGTTCTTTCGGGATGACGACGCATTCGCAGAGTGGAACTACGTATACTGTTTCTATGCAAGGCGGCGCGGTTGTGGGCGGATCGTTCACGGAAAGCGGGACGAATGTGCAGTTGTACAGAGTCTCCATGTCGGGCGGAGCGGTGGCCGGAGGGCATTTCACGAAAGTTGCCTGTATGAAGTGGAGCATGAAGGGCGGCGCGGTTGCAGGGGGGTCTTTTGGAAAGACCGTGTATCCAACGCAAAGCCATTGGCGCGATTTTTGGCATCAACTCTTTCAGGGGCACGGACACTACTGAGGACTGAGTTGTTCAGGACTGAGGACTGAGTAAAAAGCTGATGAGCGAAAAGCAGGAAGAATATAACGCCGGCGATGCGGCGCAGGTCAATAAAAGGCAGAAAAGCCAAAAGACCCGCGATCTGCAAAAGAAAGCGGCTCTTAGAAAGCTCATGGGCGAGCCGGAAGGGCGCATGTGGATGTGGGGTTTGCTTACTCGCTGCGGGGCGTTTCGGCTTTCATTTTCAACCGATGCCCTGATCATGGCCTTCAATGAAGGCAGGCGGGACATTGGCAATCATTTGATGGCGGAGATCACGAGGTTGAGTCCGGAGCTTTACATGAAGATGGTGGTGGAAGCGCAACAGGAGGAGAAGGCAAAAGCAGACACGGATGCGCCCTCCTAAAAGATCGGGCGCGAACTTGAAACATCAGACAAGGGTTCGTTCGGATAGCGCGAACCCGCAACAAAGTGAGGGTTCACGGATAGACACAGATAAAATTTAGCGAAAATTCCTGACAACCTTTGCGTCCCGGCGGCCACCGGCTGGCGCAGCCCGAATTGAGAAAGCCCGTTTTCTGTGCACAGCGGAAGGCGGGCTTTTTCTTTGGGCATAAAAGCTTCACCACAGGAACCCTCACAACGTTCGGGTTCGCGGTGACGACTGCGGAAGCGCGTAGGATGCTTCCAGTTCGCGGCCGATCTTTTATGAGGCCGCACAGAGGGCACGGAGAGGGATTCGGCAATGCAAAGACACCTCAAGTATATCCACGACGTAATCAAGGGCAAGGTAGCCAAGCTTCGAAGCCCGAAATGGCACAAGATTGAGCAGGAACACCTGGAAAAAGAGCCGGAGTGCCAGTGGTGCGGAGCTAAAAAAGAAAACGGTGGAAAGCTCCAGGTGCACCACATCGTGCCCTTCCACGTTCATCCGGGGCTTGAACTCGAAGATTTCAACCTGATCACGCTTTGCGAAGAGGGCGGATATTTGAATTGCCATCTCTTCCACGGCCACAGCGGGGACTGGAAGGATTTCAACAAGGACGTGCGCGAGGAGTGCGACGAACACAGGAAAAGTCCGGACCGGCAGATTTTAGAGGCCGTAAGAAAGCAAGACCCGGCCCTGTATAACTTTTTAGTCACAGCAAAGATGGAAAGGGAAAGACATGCCAGAAGCTGAAGGAAATGCAGGAACAGCGCCCGCTCTCGCGGCGGGAATAAATCCTCCTCCTTCCCTGGTTGGCGGAGATCAGAAACCTCCTGAAGGCGAGCAGAAACCTCCCGAGGGTGAGCAAAAGCCACCTGAGGGTGAACAGAAACCGCCTGAAGGCGAAGAGAAACCCAAAGAGGGTGAAGAGGAGAAGAAACCGGAGCCCAAAGCGCCGGCGGAATATGCGGAATTCACAATGCCCGAGGGCACAAGCCTCGATGAAGCGAGCGCGACTGAGTTCAAGGGGCTGGCAAAAGAGCTGGACCTTACTCAGGAGCAAGCCCAGAAGCTGCTCAGTTTCGGAGGGGACAGGATAAAGGCTCTGACCGAGGCCCCGTACAAGGCGTGGTCGGAGATGCAGACCAAGTGGCAGGCCGATGTGAAAGCGGACCCGGAAATCGGTGGAACAAAGTTCCAGGATTCCGTAAAGACCGCCGCGCTGGTGTTCCAGCCTGGCGAGTCAAATCCGTTTGTCAAAAACGATGCCGAAGCCGCGGCTCTGCGGGACGCTCTAAACATGACGGGCGCGGGCAATAACCCCGCCATGGTGAAGTTCTTCGTGAGGATGGGAAATCTTTTGAAGGAGCCGGGGAGTTTGACCGGTGGACCGGTGAACAAGGGTAAGGATTTCCTGAACGCAATGTACCCCAAGATGGAAGAAAAGCAGGACTGAGGACTGAGGACTGAGTTGTTCAGGACTGAACCCTCACTGCGTTGCGGGTTCGCGGGTAAACATTGAGGAAGCGCGTAAAACGCTTCAAGTTCGCGTCTGATCTTTTGCGAGGCCGCAGATATGAGTGGTTTTACTCAGTCCTCAGCACTCAGCACGCAGTCCTGTCCTTTGAAGCGACTAAAAGGAGCGACTAATGGCGACTATAGGACCTGTTGCATTGACACTGGTGGATTGGGCGAAGCGGATTGACGACGACGGCAAAATCGCCCAGATCATCAATCTACTTTCCCAGACAAACGAGATCCTGGACGACATGCTCTGGGTGGAGGGAAACCTTCCGACCGGGCACAAGACCACGATCAGAACCGGACTGCCTTCCGCTTACTGGCGCTTGCTCAATCAAGGCGTGCCCAGGGGCAAATCGACAACCGCGCAGATCACCGAGTCCTGCGGCATGCTCGAGACCTATTCGGACATCGATGTTGACCTGGTGGCACTCGCCGGAAACGACCGCGCCTTCAGACTCTCCGAGGAGCTCGCCTTCCTCGAGGGCATGAATCAGCAGATGGCGGCCACGATTTTCTATAACAACATCACTTCGACGCCTGCGGCCTTCATGGGACTTGCGCCGAGGTATCCGAGCATATCGACTTCGAACTCCCAGACCGCCAATAACGTCATTAACGCCGGCGGAACATCGAGCACGTGCACGTCGATGTGGCTCATCATGTGGGGGCCGATGTCGGTTCACGGGATTTTCCCCAAGGGCCAGAAAGCGGGCTTCCGGCAGGAAGACATGGGAAAAACGCCTGTCTACGATTCGAACAGCAACCCCTACTACGCCTGGCGGACCCATTACAAATGGGATGCAGGCATCGTAGTGAAGGATTGGCGGTATGCGGTCCGGATCTGCAACATCGACGTGTCGACTCTTTCGGGCGGGACTCCTCCAAACCTCATAAACCTCATGATCCGCGCGATTCACAGGCTGCCGATTCAGCCCGCACGCGCGGGCAACGTGCAGACAAGCGGCCAGAACGGCGAACCGCAGCTCACCATGGGGCAGGCCGGGTTTTACTGCAACCGTGCTATTTCGACCTGGCTGGACATCCAGGCGGTGAACAAGAGCAACGTGCTCTTGAGGATGGAAGAGTTCGACGGAAAGCCCGTGACCACGTTCAGAGGCATTCCGATCCGGACGTGTGATCAATTGCTCAATACCGAAACGGCACTCACTTAGGCTTTAGCAAGGGAAAGGCTGAAGGCTTTTAGGCAGTACCTAAGCCCCTAAGCCCCTTCAGCCTAAGCCCCTACAAGGAGATTTTGTCATGATAATGGATGGACTTTTACTTTTGGACGGCGCCGTCTCTTCGGCCGGCGCTTTTTCCGGGACCGCGGTGAGTTCCGGATCCACTTTCACAGTCGGCTCGACTTCTTCGGCCAACATTCTCGACACGAGCCAGCTTGCATCGAGCGCGAGCGGATATGGCCGAGACATCGGCATCGGAGACGATCTGGAGCTGGTCGTAATGGTGACGACCGCTTTCACCGGTTCAAGCAGCACGCTCCAGGTGCAGTTGCAGTATGCGCCTGACAGTTCCGGATCTCCGGGAAGCTTTGTCACGGTGGCGCAGAGCATCGCCTATGCGCTGACGGCCCTTACCGCCGGCACCGAGCTTTTGAGAATCAAGGTTCCGCCCATGACGCCAAGTGCGGCAACAGGATCGGCCCTGCCCAAGTTCATCCAAATGAACTACGTGGTGGGCACCGCGAACATGACCGCCGGCGCGATCGCGGCTTTCATCGTGATCGACAAGACGGCGCTCGGACCAGGCCTGGGTTACCGGAGCGGCTACAGCAACCAGTACCTTTAGGAGGCTGAAGCAAGGGATAGGCTGAAGGCTTTTAGGCAGTACCTAAACCCCTTCGGCCTAATCCCCTTCAGCCTGCGAACGGAGTGAGCGATGGCGAAGTACAAACTGTTGGAGCGGGCGTACATCCATGAGCGGTTATGGGAGCCGGGGGAAACGGTCGAAGTTGGAGACGAGGTTATCCCGGGGCCTCACATGCAGCCGATGGACGCAGCGGCAAGGACGGCTTTCAAAAAGACCGGCTTTGTTAACCATGAGATGTCCACGCACGAAATCGTTGACAAGATAGCCGACTTCGGCGCCAGCCCCCAGGGGATCAAATCTGGCATGGAGGCGAGCGGCTAGAACATAGGACTGAGGACTGAGGACTGAGGACTGAGTAACTACCTGCGCCCTCATAGCAGATCGGGCGCTAACTTGAAGCGTTTAACATGGGCTCCAAGTGTTAGCGCGAACCCGAACCAAGTGAGGGTTCACCCCTTCAGCCTAAGTCCCTAAAAAGGAGGTTTCTGATGGCAGTAAATTTTCAATCGAATGTTTTGACCAACCAGTTCGTGCCGGACAACACCGGGCGAGTGTTGGTCACCGAGGAAAGTAATAAGTACACCTATCGTTCCGGAGCGGCAGGTCAGACGTTTTATTCTACTGCGGCTGCGGTCCTGGTGGAAATCGTCGGGTCCGCGACGATGACGGTCAGGGTGAAGAAGATCGTCGTGTGGGGTCAATGCGCCACGAAGTTTTTCACCGAACTCGAACTCATGAGATCGACGACTGTTTCAGGCAGCGGTTCGGCCAACGTGGGCGCAATCGGTGTCCATGACACCAAGGATGTTACGGCCACGGCGGTGATCAACTACTACACCGCTGCGGCCACCTACGGGACAACTCACGCGATCATGGGTGCGCGCTACATGGGCGTCATGGCTCCGGCGGCAACCAATATCGCCATGCCGGTTGTGTGGGACTTCTGTCTCAACAACGACAAGCCTTTGATCCTTCGAGGGACCGCAGACGTGATCCAGGTCTACAACACGATCACGGGCCTGGGGTCGGGGACGTTCGGGTACGAGGTGGAGTGGGAGGAAGATAACAGCTAGAAGAGCAGGCTGAAGCAACTGAAAGGCTGAGGGCTATTAGGCAAGACTTCCGGACCGATTGTTTTGCCTAAGCCCCTTCAGCCTAATCCCCTAAGCCCCTAACAAGGAGAATGAGATGAAAAAGTTTATCGGAATTCTGGTGATCGTAGCGCTGTGCTTTACCGGCTGCGCGTGGCTCAAAACCGAAGAGGCCAAGGTGGTGACGGCGGTTGAATCGGTCAACTGGAGTGAAGTACTCACCTACTGGCAGAATTTTGAAAAGGGTCTCATCAATGCCCTGCCCGTGGTCGGCGCCGTCTTTAAAAACGACACCGAGACTATCGGCAAGGTTACGACCGCCGTCACCGACGCGAATAACGCAGTAAATACGCTGGCCACAACCGTCACAGGTTACCAGGCGGGGACTCTCACGGAAGCCGATGCGGTAGCCGCCGCCAAGGTGGTCGAAACCAACGTGGTTGCGGCCAGCAACGCGGTAGGGTCTGCAATTCAGTCGGCCAAGTAGGCTTGAAGCAAAAGATAGGCTGAAGGCTTTTAGGTAATACCTGCGCCCTCACAACAGATCGGGCGCGAACTTGAAGCATCTAACATGGGTTCGAAGTGTTAGCGCGAACCTGAACGAAGTGAGGGTTCACCCCTAAGCCCCTTCAGTCTAAACCCCTAGCTGGAGAATTCAATGGAAGAAGAGAACAAACCTCTCGGCGTTTTCAAAAGGCTCGTGGCGGCCGTGCGCCAGCATCACGAGGCAGGTAATGGGATCCACACGGAACTCCTCCAGGAAGCAGACGACTTGCTGAAAAGCATCGAGGAAGCCCCTCACGAGCTCGTGGATGAAATCGAAAAGGAAATCCCGGCTCCGGGCGCGCACGGGGATGAATAAGCCCGAACCAACACCAGTCCGGATGCTGGACGTTTCGTATCATTGCGCGGAATCTAAAGCGGCCAAACCGTGCAGATACGATGCGCGCCTTTCCTGGGAGCAATTCTGCGCCGCATTGCGCAATAACGGGGAGTTTGATTGCTCGTGGTGCGACGGGAAACACAGGTTGCCTCTTCCGGAGCGCATGGAGATGCTTGGGCAGGTTGTGAACGAGCGGGACTTCTATAAAGCCGAATCCGAGCGGCTGAACAAGAAGGCAAACGGGCTCAAGGTTCGGCTGACGCTCATTCAGAGTATGGCTAAGAGGGGAATCGAATGCGACTAGATGACCCCGAGGAGATAGGGGATCGGGCAGGCGCTGCTCTTTTCCGGGAATGCATCTCGAAACTCTCCGACCATGAGATCTGCGCGCTGTGGACCTATCTCGGCGATTCAGTCTTTATGACAACGCGCTCGGACTATACAGCATCCACAAATCCAATAGCCGAAGATGCTGTAAGGGGTAGGGAATGGGCAGTTGAAGCTATGGACGTCAGGGCGAAGGTATCGAATTACCGGCGTCCCGATTGCCGGAATCCTATGGTCGGATGGAATAGGGAGTAATCGAATGCGACTGACAGTTTTGATTTTGATTGTGGGCATCGCCCTGGGGGGGTGCGCCTCCACAAACCCGTTTACAGCGCATCCAGTGACGGTGGCCGGCAAAACGAAAACCTATGTTGTCGGCAATAACAAGATTGGCATTCTGGGTGATGAGGCCATAACCATCGATCGCTACGATGAGAATGGCGTGCTTCAGCACCCGTCTGACATCAGCACTACCGGCACTGTTCATGATGTCTTGAAGGCCGCAGCCGCATCGACCGGGACGGCGGCTGTAATGACGCCAGTTGTGGGTGAGCTTTTACCTGCCGCGACTACCGTGGTTGAGCCGGCGAAAAAGTGAGTGCGCGAGACGCGAGGACTGAGGACTGCGCGAAACGCGAGGACTGAGTATGAAAAGGACTGAAGACTGAGGACTGAGCAATGGACTGTCCCTGGCGCAACATATGTCCGAGCCGCTGGAAGTCGGAACGGGGGACGTCCTGTCAAGACGATTGCGAACAGTACGAGGACTGGGCCGATGGAGAGGGGACGTCCTGTCAGGGCGCCCTCACAAGAGATCGGGCGCGAACTTGAAGCATTAGGCGTGCTTCCACTGTGTATAGCGCGGACCCGAAACGAAGTGAGGGTTCACTGCGAACAGTACGAGGACTGGGCCGATGGAAAAGATTGATCTGCTCAGAAGGAAAAAGGAACAGACCCGGATCAGGGACGGCCTCCAGGAACAGCTCCGGGTGGCCGAGTATTCCCTGGCGATAACCGGGGCCATGCTCAGGGAGTGGAAGACGCGGGAAATATTGGACGGGCAACGAAACGAGGATGGGACTCTTATCCCGAGATCCAGAGGGGGGCAGGCAAGATGATGAGACGTATAGTTTTTTTTGTCGCGTTAATGGTTCTGGCATGGTCACTTCCGGCTATGGCGGCAGGCCCTTACCTGGTCTGTCCTAAATACACCTACACGCCGCCCACTACCGGGGACACCCTCACTTTCAACGTGAGCGGTTTGCCTTCAGCCATTGCAGCAACCAATATTCCCCCCGATTCAACGGGGACTTACGGATTTGCCTTAAATCTTGCGGGCATTGCGGCGGGATCTTACACGGTGACGGCCCAGGCTTGTAATAACGATCCGATCTGGGGGCAGGCATGCAGCGTGCAGTCTCCCCCTTTCTCATTCACTGTGCCAGGAGCGCCCTCTTCTCCATCAACGCTGTCCGTTTCCATCAGTCAATGACGTGTAGCGGCGTCCTCATAAAAGATCGGACGCCGAGCTATTAAGCGTCGGACATGGGTTGGGATGTTTAACGCGAGCCCGAACACTGTGAGGGCTCGTGAAGAAACCGAAGTGAGGTGCGGTTCATGGAAATCATTAAGTGGTTTTTCAATCTCATTTTTTACTACGAAAAGGACAAGGCGGCCGGGAAGCCCTACTGGTACGATCCGGCAGTAATCGCCCTGGTGGTGAGCAGCGCGGCAACCGAGTACGCGAAATACTGCGGTGTGATTGTGAGCCCCGATCTGCAGTTAAAAATCGTGGGGACTATCACTGGGATCGGCGCGCTCGTCTCTCCGCATACGGGGGTTGTGCAGCATCCCGTAGAGAAGGCGGCCGAAGTGGCGAAACAGACCGCCCAAGACGTCCAGCAGCATAACCTTACGAACCTGAGCTGAGGGAGCTTGCATTTCGATGATCGTGCAGCGGCCCACGCCGGCCCAGATCGCATGGGTGTTTGAAAAGCTGCTTGAGCACGCTCACGCTAAAAAGCGCAAAAGCTTGAGGGCTTTGGTCTGCATGAGGATGGGTTTCGATACGGACAGGTGGGCCTATCCCCTCCTCCAGGAGGCGGGCGGCGCAGAACTGTGCGAGATTCTGAGTGGGAAAAGGACTGAGGACTGAACCCTCACTTCGTCTCGGGTTCGCGGGTAACATCGAGGAAGCGCGTTAGACGCTTCAAGTTCGCGGCCGATCTTTTGTGAGGCCGCAGGACTGAGGACTGAGTAAAGGCAAAAGAAGGACGCGCAAATGAATTATCCAGAGGACTTTCAGAGGGCTGTTGACGATCTGATCGACAACTGGGAAGGCACTGCGTACACCAAGACGCCCGAAGACGCCGGCGGCGGCACGAAGTTTGGGATCTCGAGCAAGTCCTATCCCACCCTCGATATCAAGAACCTCACGCGCGAGGATGCCGTAGGCATTTACTATTACGACTTCTGGCTGAAGGGCGGGCTCGATAAAGTGGATCCCGTTTACAAGGCGAAGGTTTTCAATCTCGGGGTCCTCATGGGGATCTATGAGGCGAAACTCCTCCTCACGGGATGCAGCTCGCTCGATATGTACAAGCAGGTCTGCGTCAAGCACTTCGAAGGCATTGTCATCAAGCATTCGGAGGACGGGAAGTTTCTGAAGGGTTGGGAGCGCAGAGCGCTGGCGTAGGCTGAAGGGGAGGCGACAAAAGGATGGACGCAATGGAGCACGCCGGCTGGATGATCGTGGGCAGTATTGTGAGTATGGTGATCGGCGCGGCCCTGCATTGGGCTATCCGCAAAGATAACTGTAAAAGCTGCGGAATTGCCGAACTCAAGGCCGAAATATCGAGGCTGTGCAGCCTGGTTCGGGCGCTCGCGGAAAAAGCGGGCATGACCGTTAAGGAGCAGCTTGAAATCGAGAATCTCGAGAAGGGGTAAGTCGATGGCAAAATCGCCCACTGTTGGACAAAAGACGGACAAGGACTGGGAAGCCGAAGTGGACGCTCACACCCTGGCCCGCGCCAAGGAAATCACGGGTGATGAAAAGCGCCTGGCTGCAGCGGTGAAAGCGGCAAAAGACATTGAAAAAGAGATCAGCGAGGACCTGAAGCGCATTCAAAGCGTGGGCGGCCTGGCTGACAAAATGTATCCGAAGATGGAAGAGAAAAAGGAGAAGTGATTCATGCCGCATGATCGAAATGGAAAGCTCGTTGAGGTTGGCGATATCGTGATGGGGCGCGGGTACAACGTGAAGCACGATATCATTGGGCCGGTTTTAGATGTGACTGCCGCGGGGTCATGCAATTTAACCGTTGGCATTGTCAAAGCCCTTCCTATGACCAGAGCCTATGGGGCGAAGGGTCTGCTTTTCACGACGTCATATCCGGCTGACCTCAATAAGTTCCACCTATTGGTATCGGATCTCGAGTACGGCGCGACCAAAGATTTCGAGGTTATCCAGAAGGCGGACGGGACGCAGCCTGTTTAAGGGGTAAATCATGCCACGCTACATCGACATGGGAGATCGGATCGAGCTTGCGAAGGGGGCGATGGAGTTTGCGCACCTCTACGGGTTCAAGCCCGTTCAGCTCTATAACGCAATGCTGGCCGCCGTGGCGGAAGAGCCGGAGGGCGCGAAGCGCGAGGACTGAGTTGCTCAGGACTGAGTAACCCAAAAAACAAAGGGAAAACCATGGCTGGAAGTAAACGCAGTTCAGCATCTTCGAGCTCCAAGAGCAGCAAATCGAGCATCCATATCAACCCGGAGAATAAGGGCAAATTCACCAAGGATGCCAAGGAACACGGCGAGAGTGTTCAGGAGCGCGCAAAGGAAGTTTTGAAGCCGGGAAGCAAGGCATCGGCCACGGAAAAGAAGCGCGCCAATTTCGCACGCAATGCGGCGAAGTGGAAGAAGTGAAAGTAGGCTGAAGCAAGAGAAAGGCTGAAGGCTTTTAGGTACTACCTAAGCCCCTTCAGCCTAATCCCCTAATTGTCTAAGCGACTGCAAGGAGCGATCAATTGCCCTCTCAGATCGAAGTATGTAACCGCGCACTATCAGTTATCGGGACGCGCTCAAGTGTTGGCGGAGGCGCGTATTCGCTAGTGGCAAGCCTTACCGAATCAACGCCCGAGGCGCAGGCCTGCACGCTCCATTTCGAGGGGGCCTGCAGGGCGCTCCTGCGTCTTGCGCCCTGGTCGTTTGCAAGGGCGACAATTCAAGGGGCCCTTCTTGCCGCAGCTCCGGGGACGCCTGAAAATCTCAATGGGACGGTGCCTCTTCCCCTTGTGCCGATCAGTACGGCAAATCCCGCCGGCAGCATGCCGCTTCAAATTGTACCGTGGCTGTATGAATACGCATGGCCTCAGAGCTGCGTGAGGCTTCGGCAGGTAAAGCCTCCCGTTAACAGCCCCAGCCAGGGAACAAACACTGTGCCGATCTGGCCGGGCATAAACATGGCCAGTCCCGGCTTTGGCGGCTCCGGGAGCCTGGACAATCGGGTCCCTTACCAGATTTCCCTTGATGCCGATTCAGCCGGCAATCAAATCAAGGTCATTCTCACAAACATTGAATACGCCCTCATTGTCTACACGGCTTTAGTCGATGACCCGAACCTCTGGGACGACGAGTTCACGGAAGCCTACATCTTCATGCTGGCGTCTCACCTGGTGGGGGCTCTCGTTGGCGACAAGCAGTTAGACAAGGCACTCTACGAGAAAGCGGCCCAGGCAGCGATTACCGCCCGGGCCGTCGATGGAAACGAGCAGCCGCTTAGCCCGAGCCATACGCCTGATTGGATCAAAGCAAGAACAGGATGGCCTGTTACCGGAGAGGGCGTGTATCCGATGGGTGATGATTCCGGCTATTACCCCGGAGCGGGAGGAGTGTACTGAAATGCTGACGACAACGCAATCCTATGTGACATACCAGGGAAACGGGGCGACCACGAGTTTCCCGTTTAACTTCATCGTTCAGGCTGCTTCCCAGCTCGTGGTGTCGATCACGAATAACAACGTGAGTCCGGCGGCGACAACCGTGCTTTCGACTTCTCAGTATAACGTGACGGGGATCGGAAACGGAAATGAGTTTTCCGGGGGAAGCGGGCCAGGGGGAACGGTCACCTATCCGGCGTCGGGATCCCCGTTGCCTTCGGGGTGGAGCATCACGATTCAAAGGGTTGTGCCCTACACCCAGGGGACGTCTCTTACCAACCAGGGCGGCTTTTATCCAAGCGTTGTCGAGGCGGCCCTTGATTACCTCACGATGCTCATCCAGCAGCTCCAGGCGGCGGCAACCGGACAGGTTTCCTTTGTCGGTCCGCAGGGTCCCGCAGGCGCCGCGGGAACAAACGGCACCAACGGCACCAACGGCAACACGATTTGGAGCGGCGCCGGAGCTCCGGCGTCGGGAACCGGCGTCAACGGCGACTGGTACATCAATACGACCAACTGGACATTCTACGGCCCGAAGGCGGCGGGGGCGTGGCCCGGCAGCGGGACATCCCTTGTGGGCCCCACAGGGGCGACCGGAGCAACGGGCATCAGTTGGCAGGGGGCGTGGAGCTCGGCCACGGCATACACTCAGGGAATGGGCATCGAGTACAACGGTATGGCCTACGTGGCCCTGCAGTCGAGCACCAACGAGGTCCCGACGAACCAGGGATACTGGAGCCAGGTGGCGATACTTCCCAACCGCAACAGATTCATCAATGCGGAAATGATAATCGATCAGAAAAATAACGGGGCATCCCAGAGCATCAGTGCCACGACCGGGGGCAGCCAATACACGGTCGATCGGTGGTATGCCTACGTTGCCGGGTCGGCTGTAGCGGGCACTCGGTATGCGGGGTCCGGCCCATGGAAAAACTATTTCAGGCTGACCGGTGCTGCGGGAAACAACTGGATCACTTTCGGGCAACGAATCGAGAGCATGAACGTCGAGGATCTGGCCGGAAGCACCGTGACCGTGAGTCTCTATACGGCAAGCAGTCTGATCACAGCATTGAACTGGGCCGCATATTACCCGAGCGCCGCCGACAACTACGGCACACAGACACAAATCGCCAGCGGGCAATGGACCATCAACGCCTCGCTCAATCAATACTCGGCCACCTTCACGCTGCCTTCGAGCGCAGTAAACGGTGTCTCTATCGAGTTTTCCAGCACAACCGGGCTGACGTCCGGAACGCTCGATATCACGGGCGCACAGTTCGAAGCCGGGGCCTACGCCACGCCTTTTGACCGCATGAAGATCGATGAAGAGCTCATGCGATGCCAGAGGTATCTTCCCGGATTTCGCCAGAGCTACGGGATTTTTGCATCCGGCCAGGCGACGGGCGCGGGCGCGGCAAGTTTTGTGATTCCTTTCAACGTGCCGGCAAGAATTGCTCCAACCGGCATTGCCTACGCCAACGGCGGGTGGCAGGTCATGAAATCCACCGGTGGCATGCAGTCCGTGACGGGGATTTCCTTGGGGTCCGCGAGTGCTGCCAGCGCGATTGTGAATATGACCGTTGCGAGCGGGCTAACAGCGGGAAACGCCTGTCTATTGGATACAACGAGCGCGAGCGATTTTATCCTGTTTACGGGGTCTGAGCTGTAGGACTGAGGACTGAGGACTGAGTGAGAAAAGGACTGAGGACTGAGTAAGTACCTAAACCCCTTCAGCCTGCGCCCTCACAAAAGATCGGGCGCGAACTATGCATGTCAAACGTGGGTTCATGCTTCAAGCGCGAACCCGCAACGAAGTGAGGGTTCCCCCTAAGCCCCTAAGCGAAACGGAGTGAGCTATGCCCCCTCTTTTGAACATGATCCAGACATCATTTGCCGCAGGCGAAATTGCACCATCTCTTCTTTACGCGCGCGTGGATCTGGCCAAGTACCACATCGCGGCAAAGCTCTTGAGGAATTTCTTCGTCTGGGTGCATGGAGGGGCAAGCAACCGCGCGGGGACCGAGTTTGTCGGAAGGTGCTACAACAGCCAGCAGCCCGTTCATTTGATCCCTTTCCAATTCAATCTCGTTCAGACCTATGTACTCGAGTTCGGCCATTATTACATGCGGGTGATCATGAATTCTTCGACGGGTGGTGCAGGCTATGTTCTCGAGCCTGCATATACAATTGCCAACATAACGAATAACGACCCCGTTTTGATAAGCCTGCCGATTAATACGGGTCCATATAATAACGGCGATCAGGTCTATGTCGCAGGCACCGGCACTCCCCTTGATTCAACTCCGGCCCGACAATATCTGGTGGCGAACTCGTATGTCGCGCGCGCTGGATTAAACTTTCATCAAACGTTCACCCTCACCGATCTCAACGGAAACCCGATCAATGCGACGAGCTTTCCTTCCTGGGGCGGATCGGGCACGATCGCCCGCGTCTACACTCTTGCGACCCCTTACGCGGGGCAAGACGTTCAGGCGCTCAAATGGACGCAGAGCGCCGATACCATGACGCTTTGCCATCCAAGCTACATGCCGGCGGATTTGACCAGAACGCAGCACTGGGCCTGGGCGCTCACAAACCTTTCCTTTGCGCCCACGGTTGCGGCTCCAGCGGGTCTCACGTTTACCAATACGGCAGGCACATCCGGATACACGGACACCAAATGGCAGTACTCCTACGTGGTGACGGCCGTTTCGGCTTCTCCTCCGGACGAATCCTTCGCATCGGCGCCGGCCACAAAAAACGGCGTGCAGCTAAACTCGGCTGACGGAGCGTACAATTCTCTAAGCTGGACGCCGATCACAGCCGCCCAGTATTACCGGATCTACAAGGCGCAGCCGACCTACAATCTCACGATCACGCCGGCAAATGTCATGTATGGCTATATCGGGACCGCTTACGGGCCGAGCTTTGTTGACACGGAAATCGCCCCCGATTTTACGCAGACTCCTCCCCAGGGCACAGATCCATTCGTCGAAGGACAGATCGGCACGGTTAGCGTTATAGACGGCGGATCGGGCTATGACGACACCATCGAGATCATAGCCACGGACATTGCGGGCACGGGCGCTATCTTTACGCCAACGGTCGTCTCCGGGGTGATTACCGCGGTAACGGTTACAAACGGCGGGAAAAACTACCAGAACCCGAGCATCCAGCCCGGCAACCAGGGGAGCGGCGCCGTTGCGACGATCACAACCGCGGGGGGAATCGCCGGCGGCGCGGTGGTCAGTGTGAAGGTCCTGTCCGGAGGCCAGGACTATTTCGGAGATTTGACCATCACGGCCGCGAGCGGGGGAACGGGAGCAACATTTATCGCCGAGGTATCAAACGGCGTTATTACCGCAATTCACGGGGCGCCTGCTCCGACAGGTCCGGTAGGTCTTGGAGGTATTGGAGGCGGACCACCACCCGCGTATGACGATCCAGGGGGAAGCGGATACACGAACGGAGATTCGCTCGTGTTCACCCAGAGCGGCGGATCGGGCGCGACGTTTTCCGCGACGGTCGCTCCCGGGGGCAACTTCCCATCGTGCGCGACCTATTTTCAACAGCGAAAGGTCTTCGCCGGATCGAACCAAAGTCCCCAGACGATCTGGATGACGCAGCCGGCGGATTTCAAGAATATGGACGTATCCAATCCGAGCCAGGCGAGCGACGCGATCGTCATGACGATTGCCGCAAATCAGGTAAACGCCATTAAGTGGCTGGTTCCGATGAATAACCTGGTGGTGCTGACGGCCGGCGGCGCGTGGCTTCTGGTGGGGGGAGCGATCACATCCCCGATCGCTGTCACTCCGACAAACACCGTAGTGGTTCCGCAAAATTACGTGGGCTGCGCGGACCTTCCGCCAATCGTCATCAATTACGACATCCTGTACGTGCAGGCCAAAGGGTCGATTGTCCGGGACCTCGCATACAACTTCTGGGTGAACGTCTACACATTCACAACTATTTAAGACGTACTTTTGAGTCGGCAATTTATCATGTTCTATTCAAAAATAATCAATAAAGCCGACAAGATATTACCAATAAGGAAGGGCATTGCCGCTGACTTTCACCTTATCTTCATCACACTTACTTTCATGTCACACCCCAAACGCAGATAGCATGACACCATGCGCCTCGTTTCCGCCTTTATTGTCGAAGAGGACCTTCAGAGGACTTGGATTGAAGAGAGGGAACGGCAACGCCAGTCAGGTGCTGGTCACCTTCCTGAGCGGGCCATGGAGAAGTAGATTTCGTTCAGGGGCTCGGTTTCCCACATACTTTGAATGAATGAGGTTAGCTACTTGCCATCCATTTCACTGCCTTATTTTTCAGCACGCCAATCAGGATTCTTCAATAAATAACGATAAAGAATAATTTACGAAGTTTTTAAAGCATCAGTTCCGAAATTCTGGATTTTTGGTCTAATATCACGGGAAACTGACCCAAAAGTGTCTTGACATAATTTCCGTCGTTATGTAAGAATATCGGACAGAAGGTATGAAAAACTGGAGGGCGCTATGAAACTATCGCGACAAGAAGTGGTAGGAGTGTTGGTCAATGCCTTACGCGAAGCTCAGCAAGACCTCAGCGAGGAGCTAGAGACAATTGATGAGGGCACTCGCCCAATCGGTGACCTGAAGGCTTTTGATAGCCTCGCAAGCGTCCAGGTGACCGTGCACTGTCTTGATGCTTTGGACATTGGTCTCACCTTATCTTTTCCCAGCCTGTTCATCGGCAGACAAAATAATGCCTTGACGGTGGGCGAAGTGGCGGATCGCATTATGAAATTGCAAAAGTGACTTAAAAAAGGACAACACCGATGACAGATGAAATGATGGAGAAGCGGAAACTAATTAGCTCCCGGCTTTTAATTGCCAGGGAGCGCGCCGGTTTGTCTCAATCCCAGGTCGCAGAAGAAATCGGGTTACCTAGACCTTCTATATCTGAGATTGAAGCTGGACGCAGACGTGTGGCCGCAGAGGAGCTAGCAAGATTTGCCGAGCTTTACTCCGTTGATATTGAATGGCTTGCAGGAGTTGGGGAACAAAAGGCTGACCCCCTTCGGGATAAATTCCAATTGGCTGCGAGGGGTGTTGCTGGCCTGAAGAATGAGGATCTTGAAAAAGTCATTGATCTTCTGATGTCTCTCAAGCCAGAGGGGAATAAATAATGAATGCCCTCTCCCGAAGAGAACTTGCCCTGCGTGCTGCCGCCCATGCAGAGCTAGTGAGGCTAAAATGCAATATCCAACGGACCTCGGCGGTAGATCCTTTTCAGGTGGCAGAAATGAGAGGGTGCGAAATCCGATTGATGTCATTGCCCTCTCTCGAAGGTGCTTACGCTCCGACCCCGAGGCCAGTCATCATACTCGGCTCACAACGCCCCGCGGGACGGCGTGCTTTCACTTGTGTTCATGAACTTGGACACCATGAATTTAAACACGGCACTCGGTTAGAAGAACTCAATGCCACACGTTTCCAATCATATAAAGATCCCGACGAATTCGTTGCCGATATGTTCGGCGCATTCCTGTTGATGTCTCAGGGAAGTATCCGTCGCGCTTTAAAAGATCGGCAAATCCAGCCCGACCGATTCCAGTCGGACCAAGCATTTGGTTTGGCCAGCTTCTTCGGGGTAGGTTACAGTACACTGATAGAGCACATGACCTGGACATTAAGACTGCTGCAACCAAAACAACGTGAAACATTGTTGAAGATACAACCGAAGGAATTGAAAGCTCAGTACGGCTGCCCACCGCAATCAGAGCTAATTTTAGTTGATGAGCTTTGGAAGAATCGGGCTGTGGATCTTGAGATTGGCGACATTCTCGTTCTGCAAAAGGGTGTCGTGCTTGAAGATAGCCCGCGACTTAACCCGCATGGGACAATTGATGGGCAGCAGATGTTTCGGGCTGTGTCAAGAGGCTACGTTCGAGCTTCGCTTGAGGAGAATGAATGGGCTGTGAATATACGGATCTCTTCCAAGCATTACCAAGGTTTGGCTCGATATCGTTTTCTCCCTGATCCTGAGGAGGACTCAAATGTTAGCGGTTAATCCCATCAAACCGGTTCACGGTCGAAATCTTTCGGCAGCATGGGCAAAAGCCTTTGTAAAATGCTGGAATGCAAGCGGCAACGTGCTCGCCCCCGAAATAGTTTGTTTTGATGTCGATGAAGAAAACAGATCGTGGGAATTGGAGACGGCAAGCATCCGTTGCTCATTGGAAGAACAACTTGTTACTTTTGGTATTTGCTCGGCAAATCAGAGTAATATCGAGACGGTGGCGGGCACAATTTTCCCGGAATCGATCTGGAAGCGCTGCCATGGGGATCGCGAAAAGCTTTTCAGCGAATACGATGAAATGTGGCCTCAAATCCAAAAATGTGGCCGCAACCACAGAGGGACCTACTTTAGACGCCTTACAGCTTACGGCAAACCGACCGAGGAAAAAAAGGTCAACCAGCTTCAAGAAATACTTAATAAGTGGGAAAACGGGAACCGTTGCCACAGTGCGATGCAGGCTGGAATTTTTGATCCTTTTCAAGACCATGTAAAAAGTCGAATTCCTGGTTTCCCCTGTTTGCAACAGGTTGTATTCCATACCCATGGCGTGAACGGGACTGATGGGATCAGTGTCGTTGCCTTTTATGCGAACCAACTCCTTCTGGACAAAGCCTACGGGAATTATCTCGGATTATTCAGGCTCGGGAGGTTTATGGCCGGAGAGATGAGACTGAAATTACGCGGAATTACCTGTGTCGCATCCAATCTGAAATTGAGCGATAGGTCCGGAAAAAAACGCGATTGTAGGATTCTCTGCAAAGCATTGGATAGGGAACTGGCTGATGCGATCTGAGGACTGTAAATATCCCTTCCACGGGAATTTTTTCGCTTTCGAAGGCTCTGATGGCGTAGGGAAAACCACAATCGCCGGGCGCGTCGCAGAAGAGCTTCGCAAAAAAGGCACCGAAGTTCTACTCCTTAGTTTCCCCGGGCATGAACCGAACTCGCTAGGTAAACTCGTATACGATTTGCATCATGATTCAAACTCCCTTGGAATAGATCGGGTTTCATCCGGCAGTTTGCAAATCCTTCATGTTGCTGCACATGTCGATTGTATCGAGAGACAAATTGTCCCGGCCCTTTCCAGAGGTAAGACCATAATCCTTGATCGGTATTGGTGGTCAACCATAGCCTATGGCCTGGTGTCGGGGGTCGCGAAAGAGATCCTTTACGCTATGATCGAACTCGAAAGAACAGCATGGGGAAAGCTTAGGCCCGACAATTTGTTTTTAATAACACGGCCCGAACCATTCAGGGCTGAACTTTTGCCTGATCATTGGTCGAGGGTTTGTGCTGCGTACAAGGATCTGGCTATTGAAGAAAAAGATCGTCAACTGATAACCATTATTGAAAATTCGAAACCTTTGCCTGAGGTTGTGGACAGCATCCTTGCGAAGATTTGGAGTCGGTCTTCTGATGAAAACAGGGACCGGAAACCAAGACAAAAGTCTTTCCGTTTCCAAACAAAGCCCAAGGCAACGAGATTCAAAAAAGACCGATGGGCGCCCACCAGAACAACAGAAGTTTTCGATACTTTTTGGTACTTCGCTGCGGAAAGGCAGTCCATATTCTTTAAACGACTGAATGGAGAAAAAGAGCCATGGACGGAGGACCCAATCCTTAAACAATACAAGTTCACAAACGCTTACAGGGCTTCCGATAGAGTCAGCCAATTCTTGATACGCCATGTTATCTATGAAGGGGAACTGGACCCTAAAGAGGTGTTGTTTCGAATTCTCCTGTTCAAGACTTTCAACAAGATCGATACTTGGAAATTGCTTATTGAAAAACTAGGCTCAATATCTTGGAGGGAATACGATTTTCGGATTTATGACCGAATTTTAACCGAAGCTCAAAAAAGCAAAAAGACCATTTACTCTGCCGCTTATATTATGCCATCTGGAGGGCACTCATTCGGTCATTCTGCTAAGCACCGTAATCATCTTAGCCTTTTGGAAACGATGATGACAAACGGTCTGACAGAACGGATCAGTGATTCCAAATCCATGCAAGAGGTTTTTGAGCTTTTGCGGGGATATCCCATGATAGGTGATTTTCTAGCATACCAATATGCAATCGACGTTAATTATAGCACCATTACAAATTTTAGTGAAATGTCTTTCGTTATGCCAGGCCCAGGGGCAAAAGATGGTATTAGGAAGTGCTTCTCTGACTCCGGTGGTCTCAGCGAAACAGATTTGATCAAACTAATGGCTGATCGACAACAGGAGGAGTTTTCACGTTTGGATCTTCAATTTGAGAATCTTTGGGGTCGTCAGCTTCAGCTCATTGACTGCCAAAATCTATTCTGCGAAGTCGACAAATACGCCAGGATTGCACATCCGGAAGTTAAGGGTCTCACGGGACGGAATCGTATAAAACAAAAATTCAGACCCATTTCAGATAGAATTGATTATTTTTATCCACCCAAGTGGAACATAAATCAGAACATTGAAGGAAACCTCTTAAAGAAGTGATTTAGCTGGATTGCAATCATATGGAAAATCACCAATCGCGGTTCAGGCTTAGGGAAATTAAAATCGAAGTCACGCATGATTGTTTTTTGAAATGTGTTCATTGCTCCAGTGTCGCCAATGCCAATTCCGGGAGAAGTATGGAATGGGCCTCGTGCAGGCAGATCTTGGATGAAGCCGCTGCTATGGGCGTGAAAGAAGTCGCTTTCTCAGGGGGTGAACCGTTAATCTGGGGACACATTCAAAATGCTGTTGAGGTTGCCTCAAAAAACGGAATGGGGGTTTTCCTTTACACAACAGGCAATGTATCGAATGCACAGGAGGCGATGGATAACCTCAAAAACGCTGGTCTTTCCCGCGCGATGTTTAGTCTTTTTGGAGCGAGTGCAGATCAGCATGAGAATGTGACCGGAGTTAGGGGGAGCTTCGAAATGACACTTAGCATTGCATCATATTGTTCAAATATTGGTCTCGATACCGAATTTCATTTTGTCCCCCTGTCCCATAATTATAAATCCCTGTATGGAATAGCTGGATTGGCGCGCCGTATGGGGGTTAGGCGCATAAGCGTGCTCCGGTTAGTCCCACAAGGAAGAGCCGAGCAACAGAAGAATCAACAGCTAAGCTATTCAAACAATCTTGAACTCCTTGAAATAATTGAAACTCTTAGAACTTCTGGCCAAGATGTGCGACTTGGCTCACCATACAATTTCCTCATGCTTCGAGACAAACCGCAATGCCGATCAGGAATTGATCGCTTGACAATAGGCCCAGACCTCAGGATATTCCCATGCGATGCATTTAAGCATATTTCCCCTGAGAACATTGGAGTTGGTCCTGAGTATTCAAGAATTGGCAAAAAACACTCTCTTCCGGAATGCTGGGCAAAATCACCTTACCTTGGTGCTGTCAGGAAATACCTGACGACAGAATTTGCGGCAGAATGCAAAATATGTGAAAAGCTTGAAAACTGTAAATCGGGGTGTATGGCACAGAAATTCTATGCCCACGGGGAATTGTCAAAGTGTCCCGACCCGATGTGCCTTTCGCCACACTACGATAAACTCTCCTAATTGAGCCTGTGAGAACCAATTCTTTCCGGACTTCCCGGCCGGCCGGGGTTTCCTCGTATGGGAGCAGGGAGAGATCGGGGGAGAAACAAGTCGAAGGGGGGGTCCAATGGCCCTCCTGTAACGCACCTGATCTGAAAGGCTTTTGGAAACGAGTGATGGCTGATCCACAGAGAGAGCAAAAACACAAATTTGCGAAAACGCAAATTTTGCGTTTTTCGATATCAATTCCTCGTTCAAGGTTGGCAGAAACAGGGAATGATTGGTCCGGGATTCATGGTCCTCCACGGTCTCTGCTCTCCGTTGAAGGATGTGGATGCACTTTAAATCTTTTCCGTCAAAATCCATTAAGGAAAATTACTGTCTGGTGCCGGAATAACCAATCAGAAACGTCGGGCAATCCGAAGGACATAATCTCGCTCATCGGTACCAAACCATGGAGAGCCGCCGGCCAGAGC